ACAAGCCCGGGGCAAGCCCCAGTGTCGCCCGGCTGAATCCTGAATCCGGAATCCTGAATCCTGAATCCTCTCCCTCCGGTCGAGACGAAACATCTCGCGCCAAGCGCTCGACCGCGACCAGGCTGCCGGATGATTTCGAGCTGACGCCGGAACGCGCCAAGATCGCGGCCGCAGAAAATCTTGCGCCCGAGCGTACCTTCACGAAATTTCGGAATTACTGGCGGGCCGCATCAGGGGCCAAGGCCCGAAAGCTCGATTGGGAGGCAACTTGGAACAACTGGTGCCTCACGGAGGCTGATCGACTGCCACCCTACGCGAGGACCGCTGGTTCCGGCTTGCGCCGAGCCAAGAGCGCCGATGAACTCGATGCCGAGTACGAGGCCTCACGTGCAACTCAATGATCGCGCTGACTTTGAGAGCCAGCTCCAAAGCCTATGCGCAGGCTTCAACGTGCCGGTGGGGGATCGAGCCGAGGCCTACTGGCGTGGCCTGGGCAAGATGGAACTGCGCACCTTCGCGCGTGTTGTCGAGCATTGCCTGGGCGAAGAGGGCCCCGAGAAAATCCCAACCACGAAGCAATGCTGGATGCACTCCAAAGCGCTGCGCAGGAGCGGCTCAATGGCACTGGCAGCACCCGAGCGGCCCGCCTGGTCGGGCGACAAGTGGGACCTGGAAGCTAACTTCCGACTCCTGGCGCACATCAGGGCAAACGGCAAACGCTTCGCTCCCGATGCTGGCTACAGCGAGGCTCTGCGAGAAGCCACCGCAAGCCCGCTCACGCGCCAATACACCGCTGTCCTCGTGCGCTGGAAGAACGCCTGGACCGAGGACGTGCGTGCCAAGCCCAACCAGAGTGCTGCAGTGCGCACTGCCGAGTGGCGCGATTGCATGGCCAGAGCCGATGCGGAGATCGAGAGGCTGAGCAGGGGGCGTGCAGCCGCTGAAGCTGCCTGAGTCTCACGCGCGCGTTATTCATCCACCGAGGGATTTCCATGCTGAACATAACCTCAAGGGCCTGCCAACTGGGCGCATCGATCAACACGCGGCCCGAGAAGGACGAGGACGTGCCGGCCTGCGATATTCCGCTCGCCGGGATCATGCTCGATGAAACCGAGCTCAATGCGCTGGTGAACGACCCTTACGCGCATCGGGCGCTATTCACGGATCGGGGCGGCCACCAGGAGCCAAGCCTGCCGCAGTTCGAGGCGCACAGGCTGCGAGACAAGCTCGAGGGCGCGACAGTGACGCTGAGCACTGGTGGTCGCGGCCGCGAGCTCGTGATCGGCGATGCCAAGCTCAAGGGCCTAACGCTCGAGCCGCTGAGCGGTGGCGCCACTTCGCTGTCGCTGAAAGTGCAGGTCTCGGGCGATGCCGTGCCCGGCCTGGTCGGCATGCTGCTCAATCACCTCAACGGCCACATCACCGTCGAGATCGCGGACGCCGTTGCGGTCGAGAAGAAAGCCGACAAGCAATTAGACTTGCCGGTGAACGCCTTTGGCGAAGGCGAGCGGCCCGAAGGCACCGCTAAGCCCAAGCGTGGCCGGCGGCGCAATGGTGAGATCGAAGTGCAGGTTGAGGAAATTCCTGGGAAAGCCACCGCAACCGCATCGCTGTTGGGGACTGCTACATGAGCGTGCAACAGGCGATTGATCGGCTCACGAGCCTCACCAACGCGGCCGGAGCGCAGTCCGACGTGCGCGACGTCGCCCGCATCGCGTACATGAACAGCCAAGCGACTCAGGCTGCGCTCTCGGCCGTCGTGACGATGCTGCAGGCCTCGGGCACGCTGCCCAAGGGTGTGTGGGAAAAGGCCTTGGAGTCCGCCTACCTAGAACAGTGCAAAGTGCTGGAGGGCGCAGCGCGCTCGATCCTGCTTGCGCCGGGCGGGAAGGCGTGATGGACCCGCGCTACGACACCGACTGGGCTGCGATTATCGATGCGCTTCAGCGTCAGGGCCTCGCCTTCTCGCGCCTTTCTCGCTGCACCGGCATCCCGCGCGCGACGCTGCACCGCTTCAGCGATGGGGCAATCCCCAAGCACGCCGATGGGGAAGCGCTCCTCGCCTTCTGGTGCTCCTTCACCGTCTCGACACGCGAGCAAGCCCCAATCACGCCTCGTTTGCTCAACGCCAACGCTCGGCGGCAGGCCTAGGCATCCCGGAACTGGGACGGTTCACAGCGCAAGAATCCTGCGGCCATTTCGCTGCGGGAGCCGAGCCATGCCCAAGAAAGATCCCACCCTCGAAGTCCCCGGCGAGGCAATCAACAGCGCTGCGCCCACGCCGCGCGAGCCTGCGCCGGATACGCCCTCAAGTGTCGCGGCGAAGGAGCAGACACTGCGCGAGCAGCTCCTCGCCACCGCCGGGCTCGTCGGTTCTCCGGCCGCGCTGAACTGGGACCACCTCAACGGCGCTTCGGCCGTCCAAGCCGACTACAAGCCCATTGGCCCTGAGCTGCCCGACCAGCTTGACGTTGATCCGAACACGATCACAGCCCCAGTGCTCTCCAAGCAGGGCTGGGTGCTTCCGACCAATGACCCGCGAGCGCGCTTTGGTGGCCGGTAATGTGCGGGAACAGCGGCATCTTTCACGGGAAGTTGTTCCACGACCCGCGCATCGGCCACTACGATCCGTACCACGGGACAAACCCGGTCCCTGACCCGCAGATCGTTGCCGACCAGCAAGCCTCGATCGCTGCCGAGGATGCGGCCGCCGCGTGGCGATTGCGGCGCATCCGCTCCAGCCTGCAGGCCGGCTCGATCGGCGTCATTGGCTCCCCTTCTGTCCTGGGGGCCGCGGCGGGGGGCGGCGGAGCCAGTCCAGGAGGCCGGCCAGGCTTTCCGCCAAGAGGCGGCTCCGTGATGGGCGCCGGTCGCTGATGGCCGACGCAGGCGCCATCACCAAGCGCCTCGGCGCACTCACAGGCCTTCGCTCACCGCACGAATCGACCTGGCGGGATTGCTTCAACTTCACTTTCCCGCTGCGTGGTTCGGGCTTCCAGTCCCAGCAGCTCAACGCACAGTCAGGCCAGGACAAGCGAGCGCAGCTCGTCGATGGCACGGCGACCGACTCGGGTCGCATCCTCGCCTCTGGGATCATGTCGGGTGTCACGCCCGCCAACTCGCTGTGGTTCCAGCTCGGCGTCCAGGGCGAGAACGAGGACGATCGGCGCTGGCTGGAGAGTGCCGGCCAGAGCACCTTCGAGGCCATTCACGGCGCGAACTTCGATTCGGCCGCCTTCGAGTGCATGCTCGATGTGGTCGCCGCCGGCTGGTTCGCCCTCTACGTCGAGGGGGATCAGGACAATGCGCGCTCCTTGGTCTTCGAGCAGTGGCCACTCTCCCAGGTCTACATCGCCGCCAGCAAGCGCGGCGGGCGTATCGATACGATTTATCGCCAGTTCGAGCTCTCGGCCGAGGCGGCGATCGCGGAGTATGCCGAGGAGTGCAGCGAGCAGACGCAGAAGCTCGCACGCGAGAGGCCCGACGAGCTGGTGCAGTTCGTGCACGCGATCTACCCGCGCACCGCGGCCGGGGGCTACATTCGCGGCTCGCAAATCTCCACGCGTCTGCCCATCGCCTCCTGCCATGTGGAGGTGAAGGCGAAGAAGATCGTGCGCGAGGGTGGCTACAACGAAATGCCGGTCGTCGTGGCGCGCTGGCACAAGCTCCCCGACTCCCCCTATGCGGTTGGCCCGACCTTCGACGCGCTGCCTGATATCCGCATGCTCAACGAACTGAAAGTGTTGCAGCTCCAGAACGCGGACATCGCGGTCGGAGGCATGTGGAAGGCGATCGATGATGGCATCTTGAACCCCAGCAGCATCAAGATCGGGGCGCGGAAAGTCGTGCCCATGGCCGATATCAACTCGATGCAGCCGCTGGAGACGGGCGCGGACTTCAACCTGTCCTTCACGCTGGAGACGCGGCTCCAGGGGGCGATCCGCAAAATCTTCATGGCCGACCAGCTCCAGCCCGCCGATGGGCCGCAGATGACGGCGACCGAGGTGCATGTGCGCGTAGGGCTTATTCGCCAGCTCCTCGGGCCCGTGTACGGCCGGCTCCAGTCCGAGTACCTCGCCCCACTGATCGAACGGTGTTTTGGCATCCTCTCGCGCGCGGGCGTCTTCCCCCCCCCGCCGATGTCGCTCTCGGGGCGCGATTACACCGTGCGCTACATCAGCCCGCTGGCGCGCGCGCAACGCCAGGAGGAAGTCACGGCGATGGACCAGTTCGAGAACACGCTGCTGGCCGAGGCGCAGGAGAAGCCCGACGTGCTCGACGTGTACGACTGGGACGCGGCGGCCACCGAGCGCGGCAAGTTGCTCGGCGTCCCGGCGAAGCTGGTGCGATCGAGCGATGACATCGCGAAGATCCGTCAGGGTCGGCTCGCCGCCCAGCAGCAGCAGCAGCAGCAGCAGATTCTCACCCAAGGTGCCAGCGCCGCAGCGCAGTCCGGCGGCGATGCGCTCGGCCGGCAACTGGTGCAATAGTGGCCGAAAACTACATCACCAATCCCGGAGCCGGCGGTGTCACCTTTGCCGGCGATAGTGCGCAGTTCCAGCGACAACTGGGGTTCAGCCACGTGGACAGCTTCCAGGGCGTGCGATTGCCATATCGGGGCGACTATTCGGGCCTCGTTCCTGTGACGCGTCGGATCGGGCCGTCCCGGAACCGGGATGGCGCGCGCGCTACGCTGCGCCGACATGGCAAAGGCAGTGCAGCAAGAGCCAAAGCTGGCTTCGCCGGAGGACTACGCCAACCTGTTCGAGAGCACGCCGCGGGGAAAGCTCGTGTTCGATAGCCTGATCCGCCGCTTTAACCGTCCGCCTTGTTACGAGGGCGGGATCGATGGCATTCGCAAGTCCGACTTCCGCGCCGGAGCCAGAGCGGTCATCGACTTCATCGTCAACCAGATCAACCGCAACAACGGTGTGGCGGAAGCGGAGCCCGAGGGCGAACCGTGAAGGAGTAGCGCATGGGCATCGGTGCATTCAACAACTTCCGCGGCTCCAGTCCCGTCACGAGCTTTGCGGCGACCGCGGCGAGCCAGAATGCGGACATGGGCGATTTCGACGGCGATGCCATCATGGTCGTCAACCAGGCGGCCGATGCGTGTTACGTCGCACTCTCGGCATCGCCAGCGCCCGTGGCGAATCCGGCCTCCGCCCAGGTGCAAATGGTCGCACCGAACGGCTGGGCCATCCTCTCGCGCAAGTACTACGCCGGGGCGCAGGAGCGCTACGTCGCAGTCATCCTCGC